CGGAGACTGATCCAACAGCAAAGGCTGCATTGGAGGCACAATGTTTTGTTTTCAATGAACCACTAACCGCAGCAGAGGAAGAACTATTCGGATATGTAAACAACAACTATCTGTTATTCAATCCAGGCACAGAGGATAATAGTTTCAAGAGTTATGTGGGAGTATATTATAGTGACACAGGAGAAACAACATGACGTTGACTAAGAGATCAACAAAAGGTTCTGCGCTTACCTTCGATGAGTTGGATGGCAACTTTACGCATCTAGGACATGACGGAACTTATCATAGTGCTGGTGTTCGTGTTGGTGGGTATCGTAACGGTGAGATTATTGAAATGCTTACTGGACACGCAGACGGAAGAACTCTTGTCGGACACGCTGGTAGTTACACTCTACAGAATGTTACTGGAGCGCAAGAACTAGACAACACTCACACAAGTATTGGACTTGACATTGATTACATTCCACCAACAGGAACAAAGACAGTATTATACGAATCACAGTTTCAAATCAGATTCAAAGATGCTGACCCTCTTCTACACTTCAAGGCAACTTGGGATGGAAATGATTTAGAACCAAGTAGGTCAACATTCAGAATTGGTGCCGCTTCTAATCATCAACTGATTTATAATCTATCTGTCGCCATAGAAGTGAATGCATCTAGTGTAGATATTCCAAAGGCAAGGATTGGCCCGTGGACAACTGCAAAAACTTTATCGTGGACAGCAAGAGAGTATGCTGGTACTCTTGAGGGAAGTTTACACACAACAAATCATTGGGATGGAACTGGAACAGACGTATTCATATGCCCAATGTTGAAGATTACGGCGATAGCCTAGGAGAGAGATATGCACGAGTATAAGTGTAAGATAACAAGAGTGGTTGATGGTGACACAGTAGATGTTGACATTGACTTAGGGTTCGGTGTATGGATGCTCAAACAAAGGATTCGTATGTATGGTATTGACACACCAGAATCCAGAACAAGAGATTTGGAAGAGAAGAAGTACGGACTGGCTGCAAAAGACTTTCTTGTAAAGTGGACTAACGCAGGCGGACTTGTTCTCAAAACACATAAGGATGGTAAAGGTAAGTTTGGTAGGATACTTGGTGAGTTATGGTATGGTGAAGTAAACATCAATGAGAAGATGATTGAAGAACACCATGCAGTAAGATACATGGGGCAATCCAAAGAAGATATTGCAGAAGAGCATATCAAGAATAGAGCTTTCATTAATCTGTGAGTTTCGTTATAAATACAAATAGGAGAAACCTATGACTGCAAACCCAACTGCATATCGTGACGCTGAAGCGACAAATAATTCGGAGAGAAGTGGTCAGATTTTTAAAGATATAAATCTGAGTTTTGCTAAACATCCAACCACTGGCGATATTGCATTTCTTACTGACGTTGAGGCAGTCAAACGTAGTATTCGCAATCTGGTGAATACTAACTTTTATGAGAAACCTTTTCATCCAGAGATTGGTTCTAATGTTCGTTCTATTCTATTTGAACCTGTATCACCACTTGTTGCAGATGTTCTAGAAAGAAACGTAAGAGATGTTATTAATAACTTTGAACCAAGGGCCGAACTGATTGAAGTTTTGTCAGATGCTCAGATTGACAACAACAGATATGATGTAACTATTAAGTTCTATCTTGTCAACTCTGCTAGTGGAGTTCAATCGGTAAACTTATTTTTAGAGAGACTTAGATAAATGGCAACTAAACTACAAGTCACAGAGTTGGACTTCGATGATATCAAAGACAACCTAAAGACATACATGAAAAACCAAACAGAGTTTTCAGATTATAACTTTGAAGGTTCTGGACTTTCAACTATCATCGACTTACTTGCATACAATACTCATTACTTGGGTATGAACGCAAACATGGCTCTCAACGAGGCGTATCTTGATACCGCAACCCTTCGTTCTTCAGTTGTCTCTCATGCAAAGACTTTGGGTTATACTCCACGTTCCGCTCGTGCGCCTGTTGCTTATCTAGAAGTTACAATCAACAATTCTAATCTTACATCTATTTCAATAGATAAGGGAACTAAGTTTACTACACAGGTTGACGGAACAACCTACGCATTCGTAGTCAACGCAACAAGATCAGTGACACCAGTAAACGGTGTTCTTCGTTTTAGTAATCTGGAAGTTTATGAAGGAACTCTTGTCACGGCAAAGTATACAGTAGATAGTAATGATATCGAAAAGAAATATATGATTACTGACAATCGTGCAGATACAACTACACTAAAAGTTTCTGTGCAAAACTCAGCATCAGATATTAAGACAACAACCTATACACTTGCATCTGACATTTCACAAGTTACCGCAACATCAAATGTCTACTTCCTACAAGAGAATGAGGATGGTAGGTTTGAGGTTTACTTTGGAGATGATGTTGTTGGAAAGAAACCTACGGACGGTAATATCGTTATATTAGAATATGTCGTAACTAATAAAGAAAAGGCAAATGGTGCAAGCACCTTCTCTGGAACTTCTGTTGGCGGAGAAACTAATATTACTATTGCGACAACTTCTGCGGCCTCTGGTGGGGCAGAACCAGAAACAATTCAGTCAATCAAATACAATGCTCCTCTGGACTTTGCGTCACAGGGTAGAGCAGTCACCACTGATGATTATAAAGTTATCGTTCCTAAAGTGTTTGCAGACACACAGGCTGTTCAGATATGGGGCGGTGAAGATAATGATCCACCAGTATATGGCCAGGTTTTCATTTCTATCAAAACAACTTCTGGTATCAATCTAACGCAATCCCAGAAAAATACTATCGCTGGTTCTCTTGATAAATTTAACATTGCTTCTGTTCGTCCTACTATTGTAGATCCAGAAACAACAAAAATTAAATTGACAACAAACTTTAAGTTTAATTCAAATGTTACTAACAAGACAACTTCTGATTTAGAAACTCTTGTAAGAAAAACAATTACAGATTATAATACATCATCTTTAGAAAAGTTTGATGGTGTCTTTAGATTCTCAAAACTAACTGGACTGATTGATGATACTGATACATCAATCCTTTCAAACATTACAACTCTTCGTATTCAAAAAACTATCGTTCCTGTTTTGAATACTGTCTCAAAATATAATCTTGCCTTCTCCAACACTCTTTACAATCCACACAGTGGGCACAATTCTGTTATGGGTGGCATTACAACCTCTACTGGTTTCTTTATCAGTGGAAAGACAACAGAACATTTCATTGATGATGACGGTAATGGAAACCTAAGAGCTTACAGTTTAACTGGTGGAACAACTAGAACTTATCTTGAAACAAATATTGGAACGATTAACTATGCGACAGGTTTACTGTCTATTACTGATTTGAATGTTACTTCTTCAACAGAAACTTCTGGCATTACCGTCACTGTAATTCCAAGTTCTAACGATATAGTTCCAGTTCGTAACCAACTTTTAGAAATTGATAGTGCAACACTTAGGGTTATTGGTGAGAGTGATACAATCGAGTCTGGTGGTTCATCTGCTGGAACTGGTTACACAACATCATCTGCATATTAAGGTTTAGTAAATGTCTGGAAATAATCCAACACTAAAGAATAAGATATCTCCTCATGTACAGGAACGACTTCCTGAGTTCGTGAAGTCAGATCATCCACTATTCACTTTATTTCTTAAATACTATTATGAGTTCCTAGAGGCTGGTGAACTAACTGTCTCTGGCTCTAATGATTATGTTATTGAAGAAACAATTACCAAGAACAGAATACTAGATGAGGCTGGTGAGAATATTGTCCTTGAGGAATCTGTTGGTAAATTTACTGTCGGTGAAACGATTACTGGTGCGACAAGTAAAGCAACTGCTCGTGTTCTTGTAGATGACTTTGATAATAGTAATCGAATCTTTATCACCTCACAACAAAAGTTTATAACAGGCGAAACGATAACTGGAAACACTAGTGGTGCGACTACTACTATGGTTTCGTATCGTGCAAACCCTGTACAGAACATTCAACAACTTCTTGCATATGCAGATGTTGATAACACAGTATATGCCTTCCTTGACAAGTTCAGAGATTCCTTTATGGAATCTTTACCTAACACTCTTGCAGATGGTATTGCAAAACGCAAACTCATTAAGAACATTAGGGATATGTATTCTGCAAAGGGTACACGAGATGGACACAAATTGTTCTTCCGTATTCTTTTTGATGAAGAGGCGGTTATCACCTATCCTAGAGATAATATGCTTCGTGTGTCTGACGGAAGATGGTCAACAGATAAAGTTATTCGTGTAAGTGAAACTGGAACATCTGATTTCAACAAAGCCATTGGACAAAGAATGGTTGGTGCAACCTCTGGTGCGACTGCTCTCATAGCAACTATTATTAAGTTTAGAGAAGGCGCAGATCTAATTGCAGAGGTTAATGTTGATGCAGATTCCGTAACAGGAACATTTGTTCCCGGCGAGACTGTTACAACTACAGACACAACTCTCGACTTAGAAATATCGGCCGTAGTGAAAGGCATTGTTACTGGTGGTGTGGTTACATCTGGTGGTGCTTACTATTCTACTGCTGATGATGTTCACGTTACTGGTGGAGCTGGTAACAACGCTGCAACTGCTCGTGTAGAATCTGCTGGTGCTGGTTCGATTGATGAGATACTTATTGAGAATGGTGGTAGTGGATATTCTGTCGGTGAGGAACTTCGATTTAATTTAACTGATACTGAAGGAGTTGACCTTCGTGCTAAGATTTCAGTTGTTGGTGGTGGTATATCTCTAGAACCTGATACTGCACCAGATGCCATGATGATGGAGAATGAAGATTTCATTGTCACTGATGATGATGTACAGTTCATAAGTCAAGAACAAACTGTGGGTGAATTAGACCATCTAACACTTGAGGATGGTGGACAGATTATTGTAGAGACTGCAACCTTTGGTGATGCGCCAGGCAGTGCTGTTAGTGAACGTGGAGAGATTACTAAGATTGAAATGATTAACAAAGGTAACGGCTTTATTAAGTTGCCTCTTGTTCTTGACAGCGCAACAACAACTGGTGCTGGTTCAACGCTCTTTGCAGTATCGAATGTAACACCTATGGTTGGTCATGTTGAAGGCGTTTCTATTACCAACTTTGGATTAGACTATACAAGTAATCCAACCCTTACTCTAAACAGAAATGTACTAGTAAGAAACATTAGTGGTTCTTTCACTGTGGGCGATTCTCTAGTAAGTCACACAGGAACAGTTGTATCTTTTGATTCTGCCAGACATATATTAGAATTAAAAACTTCTGTCACTTTGAATGAAGGGGATGTTGTAACTACATCTACGGGCGCAACCGCTACGGTACACCAATCGACTCCATCTTTTGCTGATGCGACTGTTGGTACTGTAGGAACAACTGTAGGAAACTTTGTTGGTGACAAAGGTAAATTGTCTGTAGACACAATGAGAGTTCAAGATAGTTTTTATTATCAGGACTATTCATATGTTGTTCGTATTGGTCAGTCAATCAATGAGTGGAGAGAAAGTGTAAGACGTTCTGTTCACCCAGCTGGTTGGAATGTCTTTGGTGAGGTTTCATTTGCATCTCAAGTATCTGCAAGACTACAAGTACCAACTGCTGGACAGGTTGTGGATTATACTGGCGATACAGAAACATTCTCACCAGAACTTGCATCTACATTTACAAATCTCTTTACTACAATATTTGTAAGAAGATTGGGTACTGCAACAGACGGAACATCAGTAAATGCAAGTGCGAGGGTTGGACTAAAAGACTTCAGCGAAATCCCAAGTGGAAAACGAGAAGTCACTCTAACATCTTCTGTGACTGTAAGCATGGGATTGACATCTCAAACCTCAAACAGTTTAGGCCCAACATTAGACTTGTTGCCTAAGTATGCATTTGCAGTTCCACCAATAGAAACAACTGAAGAGATACCTAACTATCCTGGCATTACAAGAACAATAAGAAGTAGCAACTCTGGTGCATACTTTACAATAGAACAGTTTGGACAGTTCCGAATCAATCAAGTGTCTACAAATACAGGTGAGAATACTTTTGACTATGCATCTCAAGATCATAATACTTTTGATTCGACACAAGATACATTTGATAGTCAAAGTATCTTCATTCCACCAGCCGCATTTACAACTAGAATTAATGTACCGCCGCCTGGCGAAATTATTATATCTAATACTGGTAGTGTTAATGCGTTTGATCAAACCTTTGCAACATTCGATGATACCACTAATACGTTTGATGAAGAAGGTTCTGGTGCAAACCGAGCAACTGCTGGTGGGGTATATACAGATTATTCTGAAACAACATCAACCTATGACGATACAAACACCACTTTTGATGTAGGTGTCTAGTAAAAGTCTTATAAATAACTAGAAGAAAAGAATTCTTTAGGAGAAATTAAAAATGGCATATCAAGAAGTCGGCACCGGCAGCGCAGCCAATGACGGAACAGGTGATGATCTTCGCACTGGTGCAGGCAAGATCAACGCCAACATTGTAGAAGTTTTCGCAAAAATTAATGGAGTTGCAACAAGCGCTATATCAAACGGAACTGCAATCACATCTGATAGTGTTGCTCTTCTCACTGCAACCCAAACACTAACTAACAAAAGTCTAACCTCACCCACCATTACTGGTACAGGTGCAATCGCTGGAACATTCACAGGAAATATTACTGGTAACGTAACTGGTAACGTAACTGGTAATGTGACAGGAGATGTAACAGGAAATACTGCTGGAACACATACTGGTGCAGTAGATCTGAATGGTACTGAACTGGTTCTTGACGCAGACGCAGATACATCTATTACATCTGATACAGATGATCAGATTGATTTTAGATTTGGTGGCCAAGACTTAATTACATTTTCAACTGGTTTGATTGATCTCAAGAATAGTGGTGCTCAATCTCAAATCAGAATGTATTGTGAAAGTTCAAACGCACACTATGCTGCAATTCAAGCTCCTGCTCACTCAGCATTTTCTGGAAATATTACTCTTACACTTCCTGCTACGACAGACACACTTGTGGGTAGAACAACGACTGATACTCTTACTAACAAGACACTGACTTCACCTACTATCACTGGTACAGGTGCAATCGCTGCAGCATCAGTCACAACCTCTAATCACTTTCAAGCAGCCGTCTATGCAGATACAACTGCAAGAGATGCCGGAATTACATCTCCTGCCGCTGGTATGGTTGCATACTTGACTGCAACAAATAAACTACAGGTTTATACTGGTAGTGCATGGGAAACAATTACTTCATCGTAAGGAATAAAGAATTATGGCACTTGATAAAATAGGTACAAACGGATTAGTCGCATCAGCTATTATTCCACCAGATGGTTCAATCTCAACTGCAAAGATTGCCGATGACGCTATTACATCTGCAAAGATTGGCCCAGCGGCAGTTGACACAACTGCACTTGGTTCTAATG